CCTGGTAGGATTTCAGCGCACCCATCTGGGCCTGACCGGACTGGCGGGCGGCAGCCTGCTGGTCCTGAAAGGTCTGCTCCATCGCCGCGGTCTGTCCCGCGGTCTGCGCGTTCGCCGCCTGCATGCGCTGGTTGAACGCCTGTTGCTGCGCCTGCGAGGTGGCCAGGTTCTGCTGCCGGATCGCGTCGGCGGCCTTGCTCTGCGCGTTGGACGACTGAGCCGCTCCGTAAAGTGACGCTCCGGTGCCAAGAGCTGCCGACCCGATCGTTGCAATCGTCGCCGCTGTCGCTGCTGAAACGCCCATCACTCAGTTCTCCAGACCCAGTCGATACATCTGACCGTCCTCTTCGGCGCCCATCCGGCGGTAGAACGCACCCAGTCGTGGTCCCGCACCGAGGACCCCTGCACGCAGATGCAGATCACTGACACCGCGTTCGCGCAAAGCTTCAGCCGCCGTGTGCTGCAGCTTCATGCCAAGGTTCCTGACCTGCGGCGACACAAAGAATGCCGAATGACAAGCCGTCAGTTTGTCCTCGAACTCCAGCGACGGTCCGATCACAGTCACCAGGTAACCAAACAGCCGCCCGTTGCTGCGCGCCGTGACAATCTGCAGCGACCCCAACTCATCGAGCTTTTCCAGCAAGGGTCGGTTCACCAACAGATAAGCATCGGGGGATCGATCGGTGATCACCGCATGTTCCCGGAACAACGGTATCGCCTCGTCGTAGGACGCCATCGTCTCCTGCTGAAATGTGACGCCCTCGATCTCCGGTGGCCGGCACATCAGGCTCAGGATGCGATGCCTGGCCTGCTTGGCGACCTTCTCCAACTGCACGCGATGCGCGGCAAAATAGCGCATCATGTGGTGCAGATTGATCTGCATGTTGGTCTGGTCGAAGGTCCGCCACCGGACAGGATCATGCCGATAGGGCAAGCAATGCTCGAACAGCGCAGCGCATGCGCTTTCGGTGCGCAGCTCGTCGAACGTGAACGATCGCACGCTGGGGATGCGCTGCTCGACCTGGTCCAGCTTGTGATTAAGTCTGTGGATCAGCGGCCCCAGCGTCGTGTCGAACGCCACACCGGTTGCCCTGAGCGAACGCAGCACGTCTTCGACCGGGCGGCGGATCGTCACCACGCGCACGTCGGGCCGGTAGTGCAGCAACAGGCGCCAGAACGGCGCACCCGCTGTCTCCACCGAACCCGTGCAGGGCTGCGCCAGCCAGGATTTGACATCGTCCAACGACCGACAGTGGCGGATCTCGTCATGGCCGCACTGCCAGTCGCCGTAGTTCAGCCAACACGACAGCCAGCGCGAACGGCTGCGCGGCAACGAGAAGATGACGAAGGGCGACATCATGACGTCTTTGTGCTGCCGACGTTGGGACCAGGAGCGCCGAGGCCACCTGACGCTGCCGCCCGGTAGGCACCCAGTCCGACATTCTGCTGCAGACCGCCCAGGTAGCTCCCGGCGCTGCCCAGCACGTTGGCGAAGATGTTGGACAACGGTGACACCGTGGGCACACCCTGCAGCGATGACGTGACGTCACCCGCCTGGCTGGTGATGCCCGAGATCGCCGACCGCTGAGTGTTCAGCGCCGCGTTGACGTCCTGCTCGGATGACCCGGCGATCGGCGAGCCGATGCTCTCCGACGCAGTGACCTGGCCCAGCAGGTTCTGTTTGGCGTTGGCGACATTACCTTGCAGCTGGTTCTCGGCGGACTGAGCGTTGGCGGTCTGCAAGGCAGTGGCGCGGCCAGCGTTCTCATCGATGATGCCCTGCTGATTGACCCCGGCCTGGCTGGACGAGATACCCTGCCGCGCCAGTTGAAACCCCAGGTTCTTCTCGGCGATATTGCGCTGATAGGTGACATCATCCTGCGCCTTGGACATATAATCCTTGGCATACTGATTGAAGTAATCCGGGCTGAACTTGCTGAACGCGTCGTTGATCTGTTGTGTGCCCTGCCCCAGCAGGGTGGCGCGCCCGGTGTCATACTCACTCTGCCGGGTGGCCTGGTCCTGGGCCTGTTTGATCTGCTGGTCGTATTGGGCCTTCTGCTGATCCGCCTGCTGCTGGTTGAACGCCTGCTGCTGATCAGCGATCTTCTGCTGCGCCGCGATCTGCTTGTCGCTCAGATCCTGGCTGGCCATGGTCTGGTAGGCCGCCGTCGTGGTGGCGCCACGATCAACATACTCCTGCGGCACGCCGGCTTCAGTCGTTACCCACTGACCCGTGCTGTTGTTGAACATCATCTGCTGCGGCGGCGCGCTACTGCCGCCGTGACCGCCACCTATGCACAATGCCTTGTCCTCCGGCCAGTGGGCTGGGTCAGATCCCAGGTGTAGAGCAGAAAATCCTCGCGATTGCGGCCATAGCCCTGCAACAGGGCCTCGACCTCGCCGCCGATCAGCTCGATGAACGCCCTTCCGTCAGTGTTCGATGCCAGCGCGTAGGCTTCCGCCCGGTGGTAGTTCGACCGTTGCAGCGCGGGAATTATAAAGGTGCGCGCCCAGTGCGCGATCGGGCGCACCGCCTTGCGGTAGTGGTCGGTGCCGAACGCGCCGCAGATCACCACGCCGGGGCGCACCGGGACCACGCCGCTGACCGCGATCGGCACGCTGTCCCAGGACCACACCCGCCACAGCGGTCCCGCGTTGGCGGTGACGTTGTCGATCAGCGCGTCCTCGTCGTCGTCCCAGCGCAGCGCGAAGATCTCGCGCCGGTCACGGTCGCGCAGGTTGCGCACGATGTGCGTGATGCCCTCGCGCGTGGCCGTGTGCATACGGATCATATGATCCTGATCGGGTTCAAGGATCGTGACGCTCACTTGGTGACCCCTTCCTGCAGGTTCAGATGCACCGCCGAGAGGGTCGCGGGACCAGGCGCCTGATGCGTCATGTGCAACCCAAAATGGGTGCCGTAACCAGCAAACGGGATGCTCATCAGCCCGTAGGTGTTGTCCTGCACCGTGGCGCACAGCTCGAACGCGTCGGTGTTGTTGGGCAGCATGCCGATGCTGATCGACCACTGGCCCTGGCACATCACGTCCATGCTCTTGATGCGCTTGTTTTCGGTCGGGCTGTCGGCGCTCATGTGCGGCGTCCGCACGGTGACCGGACAACTGTCGTATTCATTGCCCGCGACGCCACCATACAGGTAGATGTTGTTGTTGCTGTCGTTCACGAACATCCGGTTGCTGACCAGCGCAAAGTTCTTCACCAGAAAGCCCGTGTTGAACGTGCTCCAGGCGGTAATGTTACCCGATGGAAAATAAGACAACGCATAGATTGTATTGACATAAGACAGCCAATAACGCCCCTGGATCGGCTGCACGACGGCGTCACACCAGCTGGTGTAGCCCGGGTTCAGACGGATCGCCTCGGTCAACAAAGGATCGATCGCTGAACCAACATCCGACACGCTGGCGGCCATGTTGATATAAAGCGCCTTCAGACTGCGCACGCCGCTGTCAGCCAGGAACAGGACGTCACCGGTGCCGAACTGCACCATCGAACGCGGCGCCACCACGCCGATCCGCAACAGCTGACCCAGCGTGTCGTTGCTCGGATCAGGATCGAGTGTCCATATCTGGGTCTGCAGCCGGGCGGCCACGGCTATCTGGTTATAATAGATCTCCATGCTGACCAGGCTCTCAGCATCTGGATCATTAAGGGCCAGATTGATGAAACCAGCGCCTGGCTCGGTCACCGAGGCCGGATCGTTCTGCGCCGGGTTGTTCACCCCGGAGAAGCGCAGATAATCCCCGTCGATCCGATACATCTTGGACTTCCAGGTGCGGGCATACTGACCGCTGCTCAGGCTGCCGTCCGCCTCCTTCACCAGCACGTCGTTATACCAGCAATACCAGCGCGTGGCGCTGACGCCGCAGACATAGAACGCGGTGCCGAACGCTTCGATGTCCGCGATCCACTGGATCGTCTCGCCCGGGTCCTGCAGAAAATGCGGCACGATCGGCACCGGCAGCGCACCTGGCGGGATCGCCGCGGCGGTGCCGATACAAAACGCGTGCAAGCTGCCGGCCTGGCCGATCACATACATCCAGCCCGCCGGCATCGTGGTCATCGGCACAAATGCGCGGCGCTTCTCGATCTCGCCACCGTTGTTGATCACGGCGTTTTCCAGGATGCGCAGCGAACCGCCGGGGGCGGTCAACGGCGTCTTGCGGACGTCAAGGCCCTCTTTGAAATCCGTGACCGAGAAGACCTTGTTGCCGCTCCCCGCCATTTAATGTGGTCCGGGACCAGAGCCATAGCCTGGCGGAATGTAGTCAAGACCCAGCACCGGCTGATGCCCGGGCCGCGACTGGGCGTCACCACCGCCGCCGCCGATCACGATCGGGCGGACCTTCTTGTGGCTGAACTGCCGCACCCGATGCCGCCGCATCGCCTCGTTGGCTTTGTTGAGTTTGATCGTGGCGTCCTTGGCGCCGTCGCGCTGCAGGATCTCAACCGCAGAGAACAAGACGATGAGGTTATCCGGCAACGTGCTGACGTCGTCGTCGTTGATCATCTTGGTGACGGTCTTGGTCCCGCGCACCCGGATAATGGCGGCAGCATTGATGGCGCTGGCATCAGGCACCGGCCACAGCTCGATCATGTTGCTGTCGGCGTTGTGCATCCACTTGCGGGCGGGCCACGCCTTGAACCCGTTGTCCGAGTTCCACAGCACCATCTCGTAAGGGCCGATGCCGTAGGCCAGCTCGTTGTAGACCGTGTTGATCAGCACCCAGATATTGGTGATGTCGTCGAACGCCAGGTCGGGCGGGTAAGCATAGTATCGCCCGCCGTCGACCAGCTTGATGTCGCGATCGATGATCAGCTGCGGCCAGTCGTAATCCTGATATAGCTGGATCTGCGTGCGGTTCAGGTAATACAGCAGCGTATCGCGATCATTGATGCCGTGCGCGACATTGGTCGAGTGACCGACCTCGGCGCGGAGGTCAGTCAGCATGTCGCGCAGCTGTTTAGGCGCCACGGGCCGCTCGGTTCGCCAGGGCTGCACCGCCGCCCGACTTCGGCTTGAAGTTCGGCGGATGACTGCCGCCAGCGTTCACATCCGGCAGCTGGTCCAGTGGTCCCGTGCTTGTTGCGCCCCGACCGCTGGTGTCCCGCACGATATGCTGCAGGTCCTCCGGACGTATGCGCCGTGGGCCGTCCAACCCCAGCTCGATGGCGTCTTCCTCGTCCTGCGCATGCGCCGCGATTTCCTCTGGCGTCGGTTCACTCTCCGGCGGCAGCTCGGGCGCCTCCAGCACCGGCATATCGGCAGTCTGGGTGAACTGGCTCAACGGACGCAGCTTCGGGTCAGGACTGGCCGGTCGGGTCGGCTTCGGCACGTAGATCGGCAGCGTGCAGCGCGGGATCGACGCATCCCCCACCGGCAGCCGCGGGCGATTGCCTGGGAACACGTCCTTGATCGTCTCCGGCTGATACAGCGTCTGCAACCGGGTCAGCACCTCGTCGTTGGTCGCCTCCCAGGTGCCCACGACGTGGATCTCGGTGATCGCATCTTCGCCGTGAATGAGCTGCAGGATCGGCAGTTCCGGGAACACGATCGGCTGGTCCCGGTGACGATAGACCTGGTTGCCCTGGTCCCCGCCGAGGGCGACCATGCAACGCAGCAACTGGAACGCGGGCATTCACTGTCTCCCATGTAAATCAAGACAGTGTTCTTTACAGAACACTGTCTTGACTGTTACTTAGGCTATATCAACAACTAGTGCGGAATTAACCTGCTGTGCGACCATTTGGCCAGTATGGGTCATTGACTTATACATAACGAACTGGTTGTAGGGTCTGGCCGGCGTGAACTTGTGGTCCCACTCGCCGTCCTGCTTCATCAGGTAGATGTGCCTGGGGTCCCACCAGTAGGCGCGCTTGGTCTTGCCGAGATCGTCCAGCGTCGGGTCGTATTCGATGGTGCAGCCCATGAACTTCAGCGATCCCATGCTGCCGTCCTGGGTGCCGGTGAAACCGGTCATCGAGTAGTTACCGTTGGCCCGCATCTCGACCTCCATCGCCGAGATGAACGAGCTGCCGGCGAGGAACTTCGTCGGCCGGCCGCCGTAGCGGATCAGCTGGCGGTATTCCTGCTGCAGGAACTGCAGCAAGGCGCCGCCGTTGGTGGTCGCCGAGGTCACCGCGCCACGGCCGCCGGCGGTGCCGAACGCCGCCGTCGCCGCGCGGTTCTGCCACCAGGTATTGGTGCGTGCCAGACCACCCAGCGTGCCGGTGTTGGGCACGTCGACGATGATCGCCTGCATGCCGGCCAGGGCCTTGGCGTCGCCCGTGCCGTCGCCCCACATGAGGGCGTTCATGCTGCGGGCATACTGCTCGCCGAAATCCTCCAGCTTGTCCTGCAGCAAGTTCACCAGCACCGTAACGTCGCGGTCCGAGTGATTGCTCAGCGAGCTGCCGTCACCGGCGTCATCGGTGACGCTGATGCCATCGATCTTGAGTTCCGTGTGGGTCAGCGTGAGACCCATGTGATGCTCACGCCACGGGTAGTTCACCCGCTTGATGTTCGCCGGGGTGTAGAAATTCACCGTGTCGTTGTGGGTGTAGCCGACGACATGATCGTTGACGCCACCGGCGCCGTAATCGCCCTTCACCGCGAGCGAGATATTGCCCTTGCCGCCGGGGAAGGATTTGGCACTGCTCTCCAGCAACCGCAGTAACGGCTTGGCCTGGATCGACTGTTTGAAGGTGTCTCCCTTGTTGTAGTAAAAATCCAACGCCGCATTAGCGATGTTGGTGATTTCTCCTGCCGTGAAGGCCATTGGGGTTCATCCGTGTCAGGATGCACGCCGCATATTTGCCAGCGCCGCGACAACGGCTTCCTTCATGTTGCGCGGTTCGGCGTTCGGCGTGCCTGTTGCGACATGGATGCTGGACGGAGCGGGTCGTGTCGGCCGTGGCGCGGGACGCGCCTGGGCGAACGTGGCTTTCACTTCGTCATAGGCCGCCTGAACCAGTGCCACCGCCTCTTGCTCTGAGCTTGGCGAACCGCGCTCCTGCAACAGACCCTGGGCATAGCGACGCACAGCACCCTGCATGTGGGCGTAGTCAGGATCACGTCGCCGGATGCCTTCTTCCCACACATCCACCGCAGAGCGGACTTTCTCCACCTGCTGGACCTGTCGGTCAGCCGTAACCGTCTTGTTGACGTCCTGCAGTCTGGCTTCCGCCTGCGCGGCACGATGACGTGTGCGGGTGAGTTCCCGCGCCGTTGCGTCGTCGATCAGCCCTTCGTCGACCTGCTTCTGCAGATCCTGGCTGACACGCAGGCCAAGGGCTTCCTGTGCGGCCATGACGTAGGGCGTCACACCGTTGAGGAAACCCTGGTAGTCGCCACGTCGCAGCGATGCCCCGACCCCCAGCAGCATGTTGACGTCATCCGGCGCCAACTGGTGTTGCTGTAGATACCCCTGTAGCTGCCGGTGTTGTGCGATCTCCGGCTGCAGGCTCTCCAGGGTCTGACGGGCTTCGTTACGCTGCGATAGCAGACGCTCGAACCGCCGGCGCGTCTCCGGGCGAAGCTTTTTTAATTCAGCTTCGGTCGGGTCGGCTTCGGTCGGGTCGGGCTGAGACGGTTCGGTCTGGGCACCCGGGGTTTCCCCTGGCTTTCCCGTAGCCGCTGCCTGGTCCTGGGAGGTCTGGTCCTGAGCCTGGTCACCCGCGTCGCTTGATGAGGGGGTGGCGCCCGGCTCGGGCTTGGTCTCCACGACCTTGCGGACTGCGGCAAGCAGTCCATCACGGTCTGACTGGCGGCTGTCGCCTGACGAGGGCGCTGTGCTGTCTGTGCCTGACGAGGGCGTCGAACTGTCAGCGGGCGCTGCCGGTGTGCTGGCAGCACTCGGGGTATCGACGACGCTGGACGAGGGCGTGTCTGAAGGGGCTGGGCTGTCCGAAGAGGTCGAATTGGTCTCTGACATCCAGGGGTTTGCCGATCTCGCTGGATCAGCAAAGGGTTATGCCCCTGTGTTGTGTTTGTGTCCAGCGTTTGTCCTCAAGACACTGACACGACGCCCGGCCTGG